ACAGCTAAACTTTCCTAAGAATCCTTATTTCATATGGATCCCACCACCGCTGCTGTGATTGCGATTCTGGTTGCCGCCGGAAGCGAAGTCATCGCCATCCTGCCCATCAAAGAAAACAGCTGGATCCAGCTAATCGTCAAAGCACTAAAAGTTATTTTCCCAAAGCGCTGAGATCCGACACCATCTGGCTGGCGCGATTTGGCGATAAAGACTGGCTGGATCACCTGCAAAAAACAGCGCAGGACCACAAGTTCCAAGCCACGCTCGGACCTCGCCTAGATCGCGCCATCGAAGACTGGCACGCGGATCAACCACAAGAACCGACACCTGTAGTGGTTCACGAACCACCTAATGACGAACTACAAACCGGCGAAAGCCGCCTTCTGGGTGGCGCCATGACCATCCGCTCCCCTTGGTCCGATGACGAGCAACAAGATCCGCCTCAGTGATCTATTCCGGTTCTACAAAGGCTTGCCCCATCAAATGGCAGCCATTACAGAGCTGGAACAAGCCATCACCAAGGCCAATCCGCATATTTTCGGTCGCGACCAAGGCTGGTTCAAGACCTGGAGCGTTGCCGGTAAACAAACCAACTTTCCCAACAGCTGGGAAGGTGTATTAGAGGCAGCCCGTGTAGCTGGCGCTAAATATCCAGAACTTGTGGCAGCCCAATGGGCACTGGAATCCAACTACGGAAAACTTGTATCCGGTCGAAACAATTTCTTCGGTCTAAAAGGTGAAGGCAGCGACAAGAAAACGCAAGAATTTATCAACAACCAGTGGATCGTAATCACAGATAGTTTTATTGATTTTCCCGACTTACTGTCCTGTGTTATTTACCTAGTCGATCACTGGTACAAGGATTACAAAAACTACAAAGGCTGCAATAATGCTGCAAATCGTGAGGATGCAGCGAAGTGGTTACACAAGGAAGGTTACGCAACTGATCCGAACTACCCGGGAAAACTTATCGAACTAATGAACCAACACGCTGGAACAAAACCACTAGTAAATCCAAAAGAAAAGATTCTCAAGGTCGCATACGAGTACCAGCTTGGTTCTGATGATGGGGCATACGGCTACCGTCAATGCTTTAGTTCCAGTTGTGCGATGGTTGCCCGTTACTACGGCAAAATTTCAGGCGACTATGAGTACAACAAAATTCGCGCTCGTTTCGGTGACACAACAGATCCGAAAGCACAAATAGCAGCGCTTAAATCACTGGGACTAAACGCAACTTTTGAGATGGATGGCACAGTAGAAGATTTAGAAACAGAAATTACGCATGGCCATCCAGTACCAGTCGGCTGGTTACATAAAGGTCCTGCAAGTAATCCGAGCGGCACTGGCCACTGGAGCGTTGTCATCGGATTTACGCCAACACACTTCATCCACAACGATCCTTATGGCGAGGCAAATCTGACTGCTGGCGGCTACGTCAGTAATAAGGGAGGCGCTGGTATTGCGTACTCCCGGAAAAACTGGCTTCCTCGCTGGCTCATTGAAGGCAACGACACGGGCTGGTTTATGAAAGTCCGCCCGAGGTAACCATGCGCCCAATCGAGCACAGCACGGAATCACAATTCCACAAGGCTGCACAAGACAAATGGCTAGTGGATCTTTTTAATAAGCAGGACTATCGCGGCTTACTTGAAGCTGCTTTAGTTCTGAATACTCTCCACCAGCTAGAAAGAACAAAATCGGCCTGGGCAATCCGCGAAGCCGCAGAAAACCTGGCCGATCAATTCGGACTAGACCGCGATTCGGCCTAGCGCTGGTTGTACTGCTGGTACAAACCGGTATAAGTGTGATGCAAGGGATGCTCGGGATTAGCACGTCCATCCCACTCGTATAGCTTTTCGAGCAGATCTACTCGGGCTTGATCGACGATGACTTGACCCCAATTTTTATGGGCCCAGTCTGCGATTTCATGCTTGCTCATTTTTCTGCTCCACGAGTTTTAGGTTCCTGCGGGCCGTTTCTTTCGGTCCACGGGTCGAGCGCACCAGCTTAGGCTTTTTTGCCGTGGCATCAGGCACTTCAACTTTGCAATTTGGGTAACGATTTTGTGCAAAAAGCAAAGCCTGCTGGAGCGACTCTGCCCTAATCAAATCACGCATTGCGCCCTGACCGGGCAACCAAATTTTGAGTTCAAACAAGGCTGTTTTTTCTGCACTGGTACGTGAACGACCCTCGCCAAGTCGCAGATCAGGGTCTGATTGCTGCTGGAACGGGATTACTTCCATGACTTGAAGTAGACGGGTTCTTCAATGCTATGAACAGCAACATTGCTGTTAGTGCACTCAGCAACAGTTCTCGCCGCAGCGACAGCACGTTCATACGTGACCCAGCTGGATGCATCTTCCTTGGATGCGGTGAGACCGATCCCTTTACCAGGGCCGTAAACCGCCGTAACCCAGCGATCTTCGACCATGACGACATAGCGAGTCATTACCTTGAAATTAACTACTGTGTGAGCCTAGTAACTTTAGCCTGATCGAACCAGACTATAAAGACATCTGACTGAGTCTCATGCGTCTTTTTCTGACTCACCTTCTTGTTGCTTGGAGCGCATTCTTCCCTGCACCCGTCGCTGCACCGATTCCGCCCATGCAGCCTTATCTGCAGCTTCCGCAGCCTTGTAATCCGACACTGGAACAGCCTTCTCTAAAGCGGCGTAAACCATATCCCGCAACATTCCGGTTACCCGCTTGCCTTCGCTGGCTGCAAGCTCCTCAGCCAATTTGTAACGATTACTGTCTAACAGTAGCTGGCAGTAGATCTTCGATCCGTGCTTCAGCGGCATTGCTGCTTCTCTAGTCTGCTACACAATAGCATACTGCGACACATTAGACACGCCAGCGCACATCCTCATCCAAACCTTTGCGCCAAGCATTGGACTGCGCCACCCGTGCACTGGAACGCTGCTTGGTACATCCCTTCCGTATATCCCGCGCCCATTCCAAAAAAGCTGCAGCCCGATGCAAATCCGAAGTCTTGGCATAACGAATTTCCTTCATCAGCCACTCCATAACAATTTCTCTTCCCGTGCGGCTGCGACTCATGAGACTAAATCTGAGACCCGCAGGATGGACTGCACGTGTTGATCAGGGCAAAGCTCCAGGGCCTTCATCCTTGCGGAAAAAGCATCTGGAGCAACAACGTACAGATCGTGAGTACCACCGTGACGCGGATGCATCCGCACGCGGTACTCGATCTGTTCCTGGTTCACTTTGCCTGATCCCAGCTATCCCCGACCTTAGCTTCAGCAAGCGGGGGAATATCGCCCAACCATTTTGCTTCTGCCTCTTCCATGACTGTCTGCAGCTGGAGCGCCCAAGTATCGGCGTGTTCTTCAGCTACGAGCAGGATGATTTCATCGTGCACCACGCCGGCCAAACGCACCACGTCTTCCCCGTCGGCGTGGAGTAACGGCCACAATTTGCCGAGCGTAAGTTTGAGGACTGCTGCACCAGCACCTTGGATTGGGGTGTTGCAGCGCGTGGTGAGTTTGTTGTGCTCACCCGGTAAAAACCGCCGCAGGCCCGAGATGCGTATGCGGATAGATGGATTGTTCTTAGCCGCATCAGCATCGCGAGCATTTTTGCGCTGCCATGCGGAGATGCCTTTATATGCAGCGTGGAACTTTTCCCGCACTTCCGCCGCCTCAGCAAGATCCATCTGGATTCCTGTTGCTGCCGCGTAATTCCTGAGTCCTTTTGCACCCGATCCATAGAGCAATCCGAAGTTTGCGCTTTTACTGATCTGGCGCTGCTCCTTTGTAACCTCACCCTCTGCGACCCCATAAATCTGCGTCGCCGTAATCGTATGAAGGTCTTTTCCCTGCTGGAACACCTGAGTCATAAGAGAATCCTTAGCTTCCGCTGCCGCAAGCCTTAGCTCCATCTGCCCATAGTCCGCCACCACAAACTTCCACCCAGCTGGAGCTTGCACACAAGCCCTAAAACGCTGATCCCTTGGAATCTGTTGCAGATTGGGACTCATGCAACTCATCCTTCCAGTGTCAGCCCCCATCTGCATGTAGCTGGCACGAATAAATCCATCCTTGGATAAATTTTTCAGCAAAGTTTCAGCCATCTGCCGCTTCTTTTCAACTTTTTTCCACCGCAAATAATCGGCAACAACTTTGTGATCACC